CGGCGCCAGGAAGTGGGTCGACGCCGTCACAGCCGGCATGGGACAGCTCGGATATGGTGTCCTACCGGTCCCGCTGTCGGCGAGCGATGTCGGAGCTCCTCACCGCAGAGCGCGGGTTTTCCTGGTCTGCTGGCGCGTTGCCCACACCGACGGCTGCGGACTTCGACAGCAACCGGGGCGGAGCGGGCGGGCGAGTGGGCCCCATCCGCTACTCGCTGCACGGCCTAGCGAGAAGGGGGTTACTCGCGACTCCCACGGCCACCGCGAACCAACTCTGCCCGAGCATGGTCAAGCATCCGGGGTGCGTGGGGTGGCAAGCGATCCACCCCACTGGGCCGCTGCTCCCGAGTTTCGTCGAGTGGATGATGGGGTTCCCAATCGAGTGGACCGCCTGCACGCACTCGGAAACGCCGTCGTCCCGCAGTGCGCCGAGGTAATCGGGCACATTGTGCAAGAGTTTGACAACGCGCTACAGGAGTGCGCAGTGCACCCCACTCTCGCAGCCATCAATGAGGCGTTTCCTGCCAGGGAGGCGAAGGCTGCCCTGGCAGATGCGGAATTCGTGACCGAGGAAGGAAAAGTTCCATGAAAAACACCGTAAATATCGACGGAATCACACTCACGCACGAGACGGCCCGACTCATCGAGTGTGCCGCTATTAGGCCATACGAGGATATCGAGGGCCTCAGGCGTGGTCATCTCACCCGAGCGTCATTGCTGGCGCTCTGTCTCGACGGCTCAGACCCCGGCGACTCGGAGAGCTGGCACGAGTACGTGTCGGCCGTGGCGATCGCGGCAGGTGTGCCGTGAGCCCCGCAGAGCAGGAGCTGGAAGCACGCGCGCTCGTTACGGAAGCGGCCTACGATGCGGCTAGAGTTGCCGTTGAGGCTGCTATCGCCTGCCTATTAAACGATGACAGCTCGCTTCCACGCAGCGCCAAGGCCAGGGCTTTCAGAGATGCCAAGGAGCGCCTTTTCGACGCGCGACAGGTGGAGTCCGCAGCCTGGGCGGAAAACTTCGAAGCGCATCGCTCGCTCGCGGCAGCGAGGACCGGGCGATGACCGACGAACACAAGGCGTGGCGCGCTGCTGCCCGCGCTGAGGAAGCCGCGAAGTTGGCGGTGGAACGGGCCTACGTGCTCTGCGATGAAGCCGAGCAGGTGATGTATGAAATGCAGCGGCGGGTAAAAACCGCCTGGGCCACTTACCAAAAGAAGCGCACAGAGGCGGCGAAGGCCAAGCTATGACACCCGAAGAAGCAGCCTGGCAAGAGGCGGCATCGAAGGCCGAGGCGGCGGCGAAGCGCACAGCGAAAGCGCTGGAGCAATCCCGGGCGGCTACGGAGGCAGCGGAGGCAGCGGGAGTGGCAGCCACGGCAGCGCATCGTTTTTGGGCCAACGCGGACGCTCAGCAACGCAAGGCCGAAATCAAGGCCCTGGCGCTGCGTACTCAGCCATGGGAGCGCGTTGTCGAGCCTGTCATCCTGACCGAGACAGAGTGGCTGACCAGGTACCGGGCCGCCAACCCTCTGACGCGAGAGCAGGTGCTAGCCAATAAGCGCTTAGCGTGGGCGGAGGAGTCTTGGCGCACGGCTAGGCAGGCAATCACTCTCGTTGAGCAAACGCTGAGAATCGGCATAACGGAGCCGGGGGCTGCCGAAGAGGTGCTGTTGCGGCTCTATCGAACCGGCATCCTCAAGCGAGCCCAGCGCCGTGCAAACGCACGGGCAATGGCTAGGGACCCGAGCACGAGGACCAAGCCATGACCCCCGCAGAGCAAGAGCTGGCCGATTTGCGCGAGCATAAATTTGCTACGTGGAAGGCCTTAGCTGCGGCCACACGAGACGTCGCCGCAGCTAAGGCGAACCTCTCCCTGGTAGCCGGAGAGCCAGGCGACGAACGCGCCGCCGCCGATGCCGTCCTGTTTGAGGCGACAGCGCTGGAGACCACGGCTTGGAACGCTGCCTCGGCAGCGTGGAGGAGACTGGAAGAGGCTCGCCGGCACCGCGGAGGCCCGAGCTGATGACCCCTGAGGCCAAGGCCAAAACGGCAGAAAAGCGCGCAGAAGCTCGGGCGGCCAGAGAGCGAGTGCTTGTCAGGGATAACCGCGGCATCACGGTGAACTTCAGCAATCTTTGCATCATTTCAGGCGAGGGCAATGGGCCGTGCGACGTCAAAAACTACCGGGCCCCGGCCACGCTAGATGCTCTTGTAGCCATCCTTCGACGGGGGAACCGTGGTAACCGTTGGGCCAGGGCGGCAGGCATTGATGGGGTCAGGTACGAGTTTCGCCTCGACTAAGCAGGCGCTAGCGAGCTAAGGTGAGCGTTCTCTTTCGCGGAGAATCGAGGGCCCGTCCGGCATGTTGCCAGGCGGGTCTTTTTTTGCCTCACGCGGTGGGTCTCATGTGACCCCAGAATCTTTTTTGAAAAGAATTAGAACAACAGGGTCGAGTCCGTGCCATACTAAGTTAGAACGCAGGGGAAGGAACCCTGTGACTAAAGGAGCCGAATGACTGAATTCCCCATCGACCTACTACGACGCACCCTGGCGCTGCTTGACGGCTGCCCCGACGACCTTGAGCCAGTTTACAGTAAGAGGACCAAGTAACATGCGCCAAGCAATCGTCACCAAGTTCGTGGGCCCCACAAATACCAAGGGCGGTCGCATTATCGCCCAGTCCCTAGCGGGAAAGCTTGTGGTCCCGTACGACCACGCGCTGCCGACCGAGGCCAACCACACCGGGGCAGCCGTGGCGCTCGCCAGGCTCAAAGGGTGGACCGGGTCTATGATTGGCGGAGGTTCCCCGGACTGCTCCGGATTCTGCTTCGTCTTCGAAACTGTCCGGGTCGCGGGCATGGTGGAGGCGCCGGAGCTGCGCGTCGAGGTTGTGGCGCTATGAACTGCTCTGCATGTGGGTGCGTTGACACGACCAACTCACCATCTGGCTGGACCTGGTGCGGCGATTGTGGGGCTGGAAACCCTCCGCCTCAGCAGCCTTCGGTCAGGGGCAAGCTGGGGGGCATAGTTTCTGCGCTGGAAGAGCTTCAGAGTTCGGGCGGGCTCGAAATGTGGGCCCAGGACGACTTGGGGCATTGCGTCCGGCAGCTGGAACTCTGTCGCGAGCAGCTTCGAAGGTTGGGGGAATAGTGGATGTTCTACTGGGTTTGAGCGCGGTAATTATCATCCCGTGGCTCGTTTTTGATTATCTTGCAGCGCTGAGGAATGACGACGATGAACTTTGAACCGCGTTTTATGTGGCACACGTGCCCCGGGTGCGGAGGCCGTCTCACCATGCCTTCGCCTCTCACTGGGTTGGAGGACGTCGAGTGTGACCGTTGCGACGATGGCGAGGTCTACGAGGAATGGGTCGAGTACGACCAACCCCCAGAACTGGATGCGTGGGACCTATGAACGACCTAGAGCGACTGCGGGCCATCCGCACCATGATGGGGAGCAAACCATGACCGAACCCAAACCATGGGGAGCCAATGGGCCAGAAGACGACTGCTTCGCGTGGGTTATTTGGTCCCTCGGTTGCGAGAGATGGCAGCTGCTCAGGTGGGACTCTCACGGTGGCTGTTACAATATGGACGCTCCAGTGACCGGCACGATAGAGCACGATGCCATCACGCACTGGCTGCCTCTGTCGCATGCGTTTGGAGTGCCGTGCGAGCGGGTGATGGATCTCAGGCCGGTGCGCCGATGAAACTCACCTTTGCCTGCGGTGCCGAGCTGCCCGAGGCCAAAGAATCACCGGTCTTCTCGCACCGCCGCGCCAACGGCGACGGCCGGCTGTGCGTGTACGACTCAGACAGCGATCTGATGACACCGAAGCTCGCCGGCAAAGACGCGCCGTGTTTGTGGGGGTGCCCGGCAAAGCGGGCCAGCGGACGCAAGCAGGTCAAGTGCTTCCCTAGTGACGAGGTATCGATGGCACGCAAGAGCGCTGCTGGTGGACGTATGGGCGTGGACATCCCGTGGCGCCACGTCGTCACCTGCTACTGCCGCACGGAGGAGTCATGAATCCGATTTGCAAACAGTGCGGCAAGGTCGAAGTCGAAGATGCGAGGACGTTCGGGGACAAGCCGATGGGCGCTGGAGTTCAATCGTGACCGAGCCCAAGCCCTGGGGCAAGTACGGGCCCGAGACAGAATGTCTGGCGTGGGTCACCTGGGGGCGCGCTGACCCAGGCTGGGAACACCTCGTGTGGAGTGACGACCACGGCGACTACTACATGACTGGCGAGGCGCTCGAGGACATCGACTGCCTCATCACTCATTGGCTGCCCATGCCGCCTGCTCCAGAGGCCGAACCATGTGGTTGACGTTTGAGGACGACGAAACCGGAACCCTACAGGTCTATTCGAGGCCTACAGGGGACCGGTTCCAGGTCCGGCTAGTGAGCGGCGGCAAGGTCCTAAAGGTCCTCACATCGTCCGCATCGTCTGGCGCTATTCTGATGCTACGGGCAGAGCGGAGGGCCCTTCTGGCACAGCAGAGAAATGGAGGGCCCCCAGGCTAAAGAGGTGCTCCAGGCCAAGCTCGGTGACCTCCAGCAGCTTGGCCTTTTTTTTGACACTGGAGCGCCTGACCAGCTTCATCGTGCACAACTGGTCCACGAAGTGTCCAACGGACGACATCGGCCAACCTGTCACGCCCCGAACGCGAGCCAGACCTATGGGCTCTCCAGGGTGCACCAGGTTGAAAGCGTGGAGAATGGCCAAAACTCTTGCTTGAGCGTCAGATGTCATCGGTCAACTGTCGCACAGAATACCGAGGATTTCGCTCTCCCTGGCGATTCTGAATTCCTCACCCTTGGTCGTGCCAGCCGGAAAGTACTCAAGCAGAGCGTCGATCCCCGCCAACAGGTTATCCCCAGCCAGCTTGGGGACAAGTACCCTATCCCCCGGGGATACATCGACCGGGTATTCCTCAGTCCCGGGCCCAACGGCGATGACCGTAGCTGCCACCTCTCCGCGCTGCCGGCTCTTGGGGTCGATCGCCTCGACCAGCAGAATCCCGCCAGGGCTCTCCTTCAAGTGCTCGGGGTCTAGTTTCAGAAGCACACTGTCACCTAGTAGTCGGATCATCATTTCACCTCAAAGATGTTGGTTTGACGCGGGTGGACCTTAGGGGTCCGGCTTCTGTGTGGGCTCTCTGGCTTTACCGGCCGGTTGCCCTGTTTGATGTGGACCTTGCAGACGGTCATCGCTTGCAGAACGGTTGCCCGGTCCTCCGGATGCAGCGACCACTCCCTGTCCCACTGAGGGTTGGTTAGCTGCGCTCCATGCGACAGACTGAATTCGCGAATGCCGGCAAAGTTCGGCCAACGGACTCGCAGAAGGCTACCCGGCTTCCCTATCCCCTCGACGCGGCAGACCTTGACGGTCCCGCCCTTGGACACCACCCGCACCACATCAGGCAACAGGCTGTTGATGTCAGGGAGCGGCTCAGCTGCCGCCATCTGCTTCCATTTCCGCCTTCGTGCGCCGACTGCGAGGCTCGGAGTCAACGGCTCCTGCCGGCCTCCCAGGGCCCCGGGTTGGCTCAAAGTCTGGGTCGTACATGCCGACGATGCCCGAAACGATACGCAGCTCGACGCGAGTGTTGAACAGCTCAACGCGGACCACTCCGGTCGTTTCGTCCAGTGTGATTGAGCGCACCGCTCCAGGGTTAACCCCCATCGATTCAGTCGCTATCAGCGACGAAACCGGTTTCGTCCCCAGAATTACCGTTGGTTGGAGCAGGCGCAATTCCTTTAGGGAGAGCTTTTGTGTCATTATGTTCGATTCCTTCTGTCAAAATTGGGCGCTTTCGTTCGAACGCCGCCATCAGTTTGATAACCATCGAGTCAGCGTCTTCGTCACTCCCGCTGTCCTCGCGACCGGCCTTTATCTTGAGTCCAAGCAGGTCCGCCTGAATGTTCAGCGCAGCAGTAGCTGCCTTCAGGTCCGGCTCGGCGACGCTCTCAATAACGTCGCCATCTTTGCTTTTGAGCAGAATGTGCTTCTTCTTGCCCAGGGCCAGGGACACGACGTGCGCCAGCTGCTGGACCATCTCCGCCCTCGCGTCATCCCTGTCCTCGCCCATGGCTCCGCGCATGGTTCCGCGTGCCTCGGCAACAATCTCCTTCATCGCCTGGGCCTGAAGGCCCCAGAGACCGCGCAGCTCTGTCTCAGCCAGCGGAGACCACTGGGAGGCTCGCATGACCGAGAAGACGACTGCCACCCGCTCATCTTGAGCTACCGCTGGCCCAGCGACGGATAGCATATCGGCAGATAGGACTGAGATTCTCATGTTTTAGCTACCTCTTGATTTCCGTTGTGTACTAACCTAGAATTATAAGATGAGCAATGTGAAAGTGTCGTGCATCATGCCGGTTGGCAACACTGAGTGGCGTCCTGGCTTCTATACGTTCCTGGACCAGGTGGGTCTGGACGCGTTGGAGGTGGAGCTAATCGTCGTTACTGAGGAACACGACGACTACGAGCTGACGTCGGCCCTCAAGGATGCCCCCAACTGCCATAATGTGCGGCAGGTGGGCCCGACATTGGGGGACGCTAGGAACGAGGCGCTGGCGCTGGCTCGTGGGGAGTACATCGCGATGTGGGACGCGGATGACCACCATGCCTCAACGCGACTGGCTGACCAGTTAGACGCTCTCGAAAGTAGCAAACAAAAGGCCTGTTTCCTCGAAAGGATTGTCCTGAATGATGTCCAGGCTGACCTGTTCTGGACCTCCCATCGCTACCCCTGGGAGTGCACCATGGTGGCCAGAGCCGACTATGTTCGCTCCTTTGGAGGCTGGCCCTCACTGGACAAGGGCGAAGACACCGTCCTAATGCGTAAGATGCTACGCACTGACATGGTCATGATGGACCGGTCTGACCTGTACACCTACCGCTACCACCGCAAGAACACGTGGAATCGAGACCACTTTGACATTCTTTGTGGTCTCGGGGAGCCCAAGGCTCGCTGCTAGTCCTCCGAAAATGCTCTAAAAGCGTTCAGATTCAGGAGTGGCGCATTGCGGAGCCGTAGTGCCTGCTCAGCGCTCGGAAGGGCAAGCTTGGCCCCTGCCACCAAGTCGAGGCGTCCTCGGGCCGCCAGCTGGTCGTACAGCTCGATGAATCTGGCACGGTCGGCCACGTCGTTGGTGGAGTCGCACAGTGAGAGCCACCCGAACAACCGAACGCACTCAGCGACGAGTGGGTCATCGAGCTTTGGGTTGGCGTAGCGGCCGAACCGCCGCACGGCATCGTTGACGTCGCCCCAGGCTTCGCCGCCGGTGCGACAAGCGCCCATCTCCAGCTCGACGGCTGAGGCTCGAATCTCCGAGATTGTTGGCAGCCACTTCGACGAAGCGATGAGTCTGGCGCAAGCCTTGTGGGCTAGGTCGCGGTCCAAGTCCAGCAGCATTCGCTCGTAAATGCGCATCGTCCCGTCCTTCATGACTGGTCGTGGGAACGCCATCGAAAGCATGACCACGAGTTCTGCGACATCTGCTTTTTTCACGGTGAATCTCCTGCTGCGCGCTCTGCGGCGTCAATTACGTCCTGCTCAGCCCGAAGCATCATAGCCCGGGCCATCGGGTCGAAAATAGGCACTTTTGGTTGTTGACCCCCACGGTCTGAGCGGAGCCAGTTGCGAAAAGTCGCGTCCCAGTCGGTGTACGGGCGCGGGAACTCGTGATCGCGAAAGCGCTCCAGCTCCCGGCCGACGTCCTTCCGCTGCTCGGCAGCGAGGCGCTGGTGCTCGGCGTTCGGTGCCCATTCGGGTGGGGCTCGTCGGCTGCCTCGTGGCTTTGCTGGGCCACGACCTGGAGCGACGTTTGGGGACGGGGCGTCACCGGCCCCCCCTGCACCCCCTACCTGTACTGAACCTGAACCTGTACTTGTGCTGTGCTGTACTTGTACATGTACTGTACTGGGGGCTTCCTGCTGCACAGAAGCCCCTTCGAAGCCCCTTCCGAGAACCTCGGAAGCCCCTTCCAGATTGTTTCCAACATGTCCTGATTCACGAGAATTGTTTCGAATGTTTCGAGGAACTGTGAGCCCATAGGCCTCCGTGTATAGTTCGTAGAAGGCTGCCACGAACGGGTGTTCGCCGAACTGACGCAGCTCAACCTCCAGAGCCTTGCGTCGCTTGTCACCTGAGCTGAGCGTCTGACCGAGCTGCTCTCGGGCCGAGTTTGGAACCCAACACAGCTCCTCCTCAGCGTCGTACTGAGCGATCTCAGACACGGCCGCTAATGCCCCTGGGAGAGCCTCCAGCGGCAGGCCTGTCTCGTGCGCGATGGTCGGCAGGGCGAGGCTGAAAATACCACACACGGTCCCGTGGCCGCACGTAATCAGGTACGCGGCCAGCACTTGGGCGATCGGGTTACCCCGGAGCTTCTTCCCGGAGCCGCGGGTCCAGAACGTCGACCGAAGGGTGGCGTAGCTTCTCACCAGGTCACCCCGAGGTCTTCGGCCAGGACAATCAAGGTATCCTCCCCGACTCGATACCGTTGGCCCAGTGCCGCAGGAGGCTGGCGGCGCGCCATCCGCCAGCGAACACATCGCTATCCACGCGATCGGCATGTATGCGCAAAATCTTGGCGCGTAGCCGGCGGACCTCGGCAGCCAGCAGTTCGGCGGCGTCAGTCATGCACCCCAGGTAGCCCTGCTGCACCTCTCGCGCACGGCGTTCGCCGCGCATCCGCGCGAACTCCTCTTCGGCCAATGCGATGCGCCGAGCCGCTTCCTCTGGCGAGCACACTGGGCCGAGGATGGCCACCACTGCTTCGTGCGTTATCATTCGCTCATCCCGCCCAGCCACTTCGCTCCGAGCACGCGACGCGCGGTGAGCATGAGCGTCGTCGGGCGCATCTCGTGTTCGTCGTCGGCCCAGTCCGCCAACGCACGCACATCAGCATCACTCGCACGGCGTTCGGCGAGTTCAGCCTCGGCTTTATCCGCCCGTGCAATCGCCTCGTTGCGATCGGTGAGCGCGCGGGTCCCGACCCAATGCAGGGTTTCCGCCAGCTCTGTGAGTGATTCGATAGTTGGTTCGGACTCGGTCATTTGTTCTCTCCTGCAATCGCGCGCACTTCCTCGGCCGAATACTCGCGCTCCGCCACAAGCTCGACGCGCCACGGATACATCAAGGCGGAGGCCTGCACGACTGCGGCGAGGAAAATTGCCTCAAGGGCCGGGGTGACTCGGTTGCAGTGGCCCTCGCCGCCGAAGTCGTCGTCAAACTCCTCCACGAACTGCTCCGCCAAACCGCTCACACATCCCTCGCGCCAACTGTCAGTGACCGGGACATGGTTCCAGGCGTAAACGGTGCACCCTTCGTGCGGGCCGAGCACGAAGGGGTGCATGTCATCGATTGCCTCACGCGGCGTGGTAGCCCTCAATTCGGACACGTCGTCGCTCACGCTGTAAAAATCAGCATTGTCGAATATTTCGGACTCGGTCATTTGCTCTCCTTGCGAAATTGGCTCTCCTGAAAACGAGTGAGCCAGGCTTCCTGGAACCAATTGGTGGGTGCTCATTTCGCCTCAAGCGCAGCAACTCGCGCTTTGAGCGTCGCAATCTGCTCCTCTTGCTGCGCATCAAACGCTCGCAAATTGCTGATGTGCTGCGCGGCCTCTCTGGGGTTCGCGATGTTTTGCGGTTTGAATGCCCTATACATGGCTTGCAGCTCTGCGAGATACACCTCGTGCTCCGATGGTCGCAACGGTGTCACCACGAGGGCGCGGCGTACGGCTCCAAGCGCTGCGGCGTGGCCCACTGTCAGTCCCTCGACGTACCACGCGGCCTCGATAGCGCGGTCGGGCGAGGTGAAGTCTCGGAATAGCGAATGGTCGATCTCCTCTTCTAGCCAGAGCAGCTCGACTTCCACATTGTGCGGGCGTGTTAGAGATCTAACAGTGGCCACGGGGAGGGTCAGTTCGTTGGGTTTACTGTTGTCGGTCATTTGCTCTCTCCTGCAAGCTCAGCATCAAGCTCCGCAACGCGCCGCAGTGCACGCGCCAGGTCGATTTCCAGGCATTGCGCTTTGACCTGCCATTGGCAGGACTCTTGGCGGTGTTGTTTTAGTTCGGCTTCAAGCTCCCGAATCCGCGCCTCCGCTAGCGCTAGCATGTCGACCGCAGTCAGCAGGTCGGACTCGATGATGGCGCCCGATTGCAGTCTCGCGATCTGACGGTTCGCATCTGCGAGTTCGGTCTCAAGCGCCAGCACTGCCTTTGCGTCGGCCGCGATGGCCGTGCGCAGGTCGTGCGCGACCCAACCGTAATGCATCGCGCCAGCGTCCTCGTAGCGAGCCAGCAAATCCTCTAAAGCGGTCATTTGCTCTCCTCCGCATTCGCAATCTCGGTGTCAAGCGCGCTCAGAATAGCGACGATGATTGAGTCCGCTCCTATCATTCCAATATCATCCGCTTCAGCGATCGTTGTCGCCGCAACCTGCCGGGCCTTCACCACAAACCAACCACTAGCCGCGTCGGCCGACCTAGTTGCCGCTGGAGCGTCCCTTAAGGTCGCCGCAAACACCGCCAGTCCAACCATCCCCTCCCCCCCCCACTTCTCCCCATTCTCCGCTTCGTCCAAGGCCTCCCTCGCTTCCCGATCCACTGCGTTACTGGCGAGCATCCACTCACCGTATGAGACTGTCTCCCCAGCGACCAAGCGATCGAGCAGGCCAACAACAAGGTTCGTGATAGCGGTCAAGCCGCTGCCTTTACGCAGGGCTCCGGGCATACACCCGAGGATTGCTCGTTTGACACGCCACTCAGCACGTTGCCAGCCATCCGCATCGAGCACGTGCCAGCGGCCCGCGAGCCCTGCGTAAAGACGCACGGCCCCTGACCACGCACCGTCAGTTCCAGAGTCGTCAATCCAAACAGTGAGGTGAGCCAACCACTCCGGCATGACGTCAGCCGGACACACGCTGGGGTCCTCGTACTCTGCTGTCTCCGGTGCCAGCGCTGCGAGTAGACATGCAGTCTCGCGACCATCACCCCATTTTTCCCGTACGAGCGTCTTGGCGTCAAGTCTGCTGAGTATTAGTTCCTCGTTATTCATCGCTTGCTCTCCTCCGGAAACAGCCACCCGAGAGCCTCCAGGGCATCACGCGTCGACGCATGCTCCGCTTTAGCGGCGGCAGCCACCGCTTTCTTCACCGCCTCAAGCGCGTCGACCGCCGCGCGCTGAGCCGCGATCGCCTGTAGCTCTGCTGAGGCGCAGGCCGCATAGCGGCAAAGGAGAGATAGCCTGGTGGCCACCACCACCTCATTGTAAACCGCCTTCCACGCCTCGTGCGCCTCGCGCGCCTTCGACTCCGCTGCTTTCAGTTCTTCGTTATTCATCGCCCGTCCCCGAAACGAAGCCCATCTCCTCGGCGCTGTAGAGGCCACTGCACGCCTCGGGGTACCAGAGCCGGGCTGCCTGGGAGCCGGACGTCTTGCGCAGCATCGCCTTGCAGTTTTTCCCGCCGTTGGCCCACTTGAGCGCGTCTCTCTTGGCGTCCTCCATCGAGTACGTGAACCGCATTGCCTTCGTGTATCCCCGGCGCTTCACGGTCTCCCACGTCACCTGAGAGTCAGTCACCTCCACGCATTCCAGGTACTCGCAATTGGCGTCCCGCTTCGCCATGGCGATTAGGAAGTGAGCCGACGGGCTAGGCCTGCCTTCGATGATGTGGAAGTTATTCAGAGCAATCTGCGGGCTGATGCCAAGCTCCAGACCAAGCTCCATGATTGTGAAGATTGCTGCCTGGCTGGGCACCTTTCGGTACAGGCCAGAATCGTGGAAGTACTTCGCCATGCTGGACAGCAAAGTGAACTGGTCCCTGTCCACCATCAGGCCGGGACGGAGCTTCAGGGTGGGGAGCGCCGGGGGCCCACCAGTGGGCGCCTCGTGCTTCACCAGGACCTCTGTCGAGTCTCTCTCCATCTGGCTCACGGAGCCTCGGAGAGCTGGTGCCTGGTAGGTTTCGTCTAAATTGTCATCATGAAGCATGCCGTCGTCCTCTTCGTTCTTTACTGCCACGCTCGGGAGGTCGATCGTTACCGGTAGATTGTCCTCCAGCGTCGCCAAGGCCCCGGCAAGCACCATCGTCTGCCGGACCTCCTCATCGCAAAGCGTCTGATTGAGTTTGGGGGTGAGCAGCCCGCGCTCGGCTGCGTCAAGCACGCCAATAACGTTCTCGTACTCTTTGAGAAGCTTCTTGGCAGTGACCACCCCAACACCTGGCACCCCGCAGATGCCGTCAGAGGCGTCCCCAACGAGGCAGAGGTAATCCAGAATCTGGTCGGGCCGTACGCCCATCTTCGCGTAGACCTCCTGCGGGCCGTACAGCGTCGAAGTGTCGGTGCTCAAGATCGAGCAGTTGGCATCCACGAGCTGGAATAGGTCCTTGTCCCTTGTCAAGATAATGCTCGACCAGCCGGCCGCCGAAGCCTCACGAACAGCCGAAGCGATCACATCGTCAGCCTCATACCCCTGGTGCTTCTGAACGTCGTGGTCCTTGCTCAGCGCCTTCTCGACGTAGCGGATTGTCTGAATGAGATTGGCGCTCTTCTCCTTCCGGTTCGCCTTGTACTCCGCAGAAAGCTGCTTGCGGTTGTAGGGAGGGGCGTCGACTGCAATGATCGTCCGCTCGTGGCAGATAGAAAAGCTCTCCACCCACCGGAACACCGACTCCGCCACCTCATCGAAGTCGGCCTGGTCTGCCATCTCCTCGTTCTTGATGTATGAGTACCACTTGGAGTGCACCAAATGAGACAGGTCGATGATGCCCAAAACTCCGCTTTGCGTTCCCATCCCTAGGTTCTAACCTAACGGGACGGGGCCTGCAAACTAAAGTTGCAACTTTCTGCCCCTGGGGCTAGGTTGGAACGTGGTCAAAATCATCGCCCTGGACCTATCTCCGCGCTGCACGGGGGTCGCAATCGGCGCATCGTCCTATGACGGAGACGTGGCTAGGGTGGAGCTGAGCTACGTCGTTTCTGACAGGGTGAGGCGCTCAGAACCAGAATCTGCCTGGGTCTATCGTTTGAATATAATGGCAGACAGGATAGCGCATAAGGCCGTTTCGGCCGGTTGCACTGACGCCTACATCGAGGCCTATGCGTGGAGCATGAGGGGGGCGCACCGCATTGGCGAGCACGGGTTCGCTGTTAAGTCAGCGCTGGTGAAGGCTGGATTGACCATCCACCTGGTTCCCATGAACGTGGCCAGGAAGACCCTGACTGGCTCTGGGAAGAGCGACAAGGCCGCAAAGATGAGGTGCTACGAGGCCCTCAAGAGCCACGGGTTTAAGCCGGCCAACCTGGATGAGTCGGACGCTCTGGTGGTGTTCAACGAGGCCGTGGGGCAACTGGGCGGGTACTGCCTCGTCGGTTAAGAACAGCCATGGACATATCATCACTTTCCAAGGATGAGCTAAAGGCCTTCATCTCGACCCCGGAGGGGATGCGGCTGGCGACCAAGTTGCTGGCCAAGGTAGAGGAAGAAAAGCCGATTGAAGAGAAGTCCTACATGCGGGCCCTCCACCGGCAGCAGAGGGACTTCGTTCTGAACAAGGACAAGCGGCGGGCTGCCTTGTGCTCGCGGCGTGCTGGCAAGACAGAGGGCATCTGTGCGTGGCTCCTAGAAGGGACTGAGGACTCCCCGGGCGAGGTGAGTGTCTACATCGCTCTGTCGCGAAACAACGCCCGTATGGCCGCCTGGACGACGTTCGAGCGCATCGAGCAGCGGCACAAGCTGGGTCTCAAGTTCAAGGAGCGGGATAATCAGCTTTGGGTCTATATGCCCAACGGACACCGTATCTGGCTAGCGGGCTGCAAGGACAGCGCAGAGATCGAGAAGTTTCGTGGCCAGCGCTACCGCCGAGTCGTGATCGACGAAGCCGCTTCCTATGGGGAGTTTTTGGAGCCACTGATCGAGGACGTTATCGACCCGGCCCTGGTCGACTTGAACGGCGACCTGGCCCTCATCGGAACCCCAGGCGCCATCCCTGCCGGGTATTTCTACAAGATCACCACGGGCGATGGTCAGGTGAAGTGGCCAACGTTTGAGTGGAACCTTCTCAGTAACCCGTACATTCAGACGCCTCCAGAAGAGCTGCGCGATGAGTTCAAACGCTCGATGGTTGAGGGGTACGTCAACGTCCGTGGCCACGAATGGCTAGAGGAGAAGAAGCTCCGTAACGGCTGGAAAGAAGACCATCCCACCTACCAGCGCGAGTACCTGGGTAAATGGGTACGGGACGAGGGCGCCCTGGTCTATCCGTACGACTCTCGGAAAAACAGCTTCTATGACCTGCCAGAGGGCAAGTGGTACTACGGCCTCGGCATCGACTGCGGCTACGAGGACAGCTCAGCGTTTGTCATAGGGGCCTGGCGCCGAGGGCACCCGGAAATCTACCTGCTCCACTCTGAGGCCCGGGGCCACATGATTCCCTCTGCCATGGCTGCCTACGTGGAAAGGCTCAAGCAGGACTACAAGTTCTCCAGAACCGTCATCGATGCAGGCGGCTTAGGCAAGGCCTACCAGGTTGAAATGAGCAACCGATACGGCATCTTCTGTGAGCCGGCCAAAAAGACCAACAAGCGGGCTTACATCGAGATCGTTCGCGGCGAGCTGCTCTCCGGCACCATCAAGGTCCACCCACGTAAGTGTGGCGGCCTGCTCGACGAGTGGGACCGCCTGGTCTGGAATGAAGACCGCACAGAGCCCGATGACCGCTTCCAGGACCATCAATCAGATGCGGCCCTCTACCTCATCCGTGAGGTAATCAGCACCTACCGCCCAGACATCGAGCGCAAACCGCTGACCTATGAGCAGGCCCTGGCTGCCGAGTGCTCCGAAGCGAAGAAGAAGCTTCAGAAGCAGATGGAGCAACGGTTTGCGAAAAAGAACCACACGAAGGCCATCCTGCGTAGAATTGCGCAAGGGGATTGAGTAGGTTATAACCCAATGGTGAAAAAAGAGCGCGATGTTACCCCAAAGCTGAACCGGAAGGTTATCGGCGTTGGAAACTCCGTGGGTCTAATAGTCGACAAGCGCCACATGGAGACCCTCGGGTGGGACAAGGGGCAATTGGTGAAGCTCACAATCAGCCGGAAGAGACTGATTGTCGAGAAGGTTTGAAAGCCCTCACCAGCTCTTGGGAAGCTTGTCCAGGATGGCCAGCAAGATCAGGGTTGCCGCAGCAATGAAAGCGGCGCCGAGCACAATCCACCCAGAAGCCTTCACTTCCTTGTCGCCCCACTTCGCCGCCAACGTGTCTTCCTCTTCCTGAAAGCGGATAGGGGGCTCACAAGTCCCAACCAGAGTAACCTCTTCCGGGTCATCAAAGGCGCTCTGACGCGCCTCCTTGGACAGCTGATAAAGCGCCAGGGTGTTGTCGTTGCGAGCTGGAGTCACCAACTTAAGCCTTCTTTCCGAGAAGTTTTGTGAACCGATCGGCGACGGAGGCTCTGAATCTGGCGTCGTCTTCTCGGTCATGAACACGGTCCTTGAGGTGCTCCCGTAGCAGCGCTTCAATACCCGACAGTTTCACCAGAACCGGAGCGTTCGCGTTGCGAATCTCACCTCTCTGCGAATCAAGCTCTTTGGCGATCAACTCAAGAGCATCCGCTACGATTTGCTCCAGGCCTCGACTCCCTTGCGTCATGGGTACAGCTCCCTCGGTAGTTCGAAATGCGGCCCATCGACGAAGGCCTTCTTGCCCATGAGTCTCTGGCGCTTCTGGTAAGATAAGACCTCACTCTCCAAATCTTCCCCGTTCAGGTCCGACAGAAGCCGGTCCCAGACCCCTCCCCAGCGGATGGGTATCGCGAGCGTCGTAGAGGCCTCGTGGACCGACTTGGCGATGCTGTAGTAGAGAGGCCAGTCCCAGCTCAGACGGAACTCAACGTACGCCACAAGGTCAACAGCGTGCCCCGTTAGATGGCGACTGTTGAGCGTTCTGCTGGCCCCAGCCTTGACCAGCGCTGCCTGGCGGGCCGCCGTCCGCATGCCTTCAAAAGCCGAGAAGTCCACCTCTGTCTTCCCAATGGCGAACTCGACGACCGTTTTGAGGTCAGGGTGAACCTCATCCAACGTCCGCGAGGACTTCTCAGAAAGCTTGAAGCTCACCTTGGGTCGTTCCGGTTGGTTTCGAGCCAAGCGTCAGCAAGCTTCTTGTCAGCCACCCTCTGGGCAGCCAGGTGAGCTAAACGGGCTGCCTTGTCGGGTGAGGCTGACAGGATTGCCGCGACCGTATCGCGAATAACGGGCCACAACTCCCTGGCAATTCCCCAAAACGTCAGCGGAAACATTGGTTCTCCTCTTCTGCCCGCTTCTCCATGAGTCCCTGGGTCCCGCACTCCTCCGGGCCTTTGCGCGAGGTCGCGCAGGATAGGATAGCCATATCCCAGTTAGCTTTGGCGTTGGCCAAACATACATCTTCCGGACTTTCCGCAGGGTGACAGGCCAGCATCGGCAACAAGAGAAGCAGTTTCTTCATGGTTGATTCGTCTCCTCCAAGGATCGTGCACATCTTACCAGCTTACCATGCCGTTGGTAGAATTTTTCGCGAGTGACCTGGTACCCATGCTCCCTTTCTCCTCTCCTATAGACGAAATTATGCACACTGGTGGCATGGAGCTCCAAACCGAGTTCCCTGGCCTGGCAAGCGACCCCAACCTCTTCCCCTGGACCCTCTGGCCAGCTCACCAGTTCCCAGTCACCGACGAACCCACCCATGGTGCCAGCGAGGAGCCAAGTCGCACCCTTGCTCCCACCCACCAGTTCGATGCTGTCCCCCTCCCACTCGACCCAAGCTATCCGCTTGCCGACGAAGCGACCCCTCTTGGCGTGCAACAGATGCTCCTCCAAGTACCGGGGCCCCAGGTAGTCATCATCATCCATGAAGACTAAATAGGAAGCGCTTCCATGGAGCATAGCAACGGCTCTATTGCGGAGGGCACTTGCTGTATTTCCAGAAAGTACCAGCAGGCGATGGGACACAGTTTGGCGCTCAGAGTTTTCTCTGATGCGTTGGGCCATCTCAGGGCGGGCTGTAGGGCACGCGAGCCAGACCTCAGGGGTTGGTGATGCCATACCGGTGCGTCACGTAAGCCTTGTAGTCGGCTATCTGCTGGGCAGTCGCTAGCCCGTTCCTCCACCAGACTTCGACGATTTCACCAACGAACTCTTCCCGCTGTACAGAGTCGGCAGTGGCATCACCACCGAGCCACGGAACCCCTCCCACCGCGCTGTAGCCAGCGTCAGCCGGGCTGGGGTCGATGTTATCCTGGAGGTACAGGACGCCCTCCACGGCACTGTCAAAAGTGAAAGCGAGGGCTGCCGGCTGGCCGGGACCAATGTTCGTGTTTGCTCCGCATCTCGAAATGGTGCCGTTGGCTCCCAAGACCTCCACCCATAGTTCGTCACCTAGATATCCGCCCGTCAGCCACGACATGTATGTCCCGCCAACGCTTCCAGAGAAGCGCGAGCTGAACAAGGTCATCCCGGTCGGCGGCCCAGGGATGAGCCCTGGGGTCTGAGTATCCGAGCGGATAACCATGCCTATGGTGAAGTCTACGTTCCCGCCGAGCATCGAGTAGTAAGCGGCCGCAGCGGTGAGGACCAGCTGGGTATTCGCAAAGTAGAAAGCGCGCTGGTTGTTGAAGCTCGGGGATTTCTCAATGACGGTCACTGGCGCCACGATTGGGTCCGTGGTGTTGAGCCAGTAGGCTGCCTGGTCTCTCCGTGTGTCCGTCCATTGGCCAACAACCTTGGGCCAAACTGCGGACAGCGGTAAGAAGCCCCGGTTGGAGCGAGCGAAAAAGACCGCGTCAGTTACAAAAGGGAAGGTCGGCTCTGGAGTGTCCTGGATTCCGTAGGTCTGCGCTGCATACGTGATGTATTCGGTCTTCTCGGCTACCGAGAGAAGCCTGTTATGGACCTTCATGTCCGCTATGCGGCCTTTGAAGTAGTTAGGGCTCCAGTTGGGGTAGTCCTGGATGTCGTACGTCCCGCCGATGGTGAACTTTTTGAGCCTAACGACGTTAGCGCCTGCGTAGGCCTGAGAAACTTCCTTGCCTTGGAAATAGACGGTTACTCGCGACTGCGAGCCGATGTTTTCGACGATGAAGACGGTTGCCTTGTCCGCCATCTCATCCTGGGTCAGAAAGGACTGTTGCAGATTCCCCACCTGCCCTTCGTTGCGCAGATGGAAGCCTGGGCGGTAACCACCGTCTACCCAGACGCTCATTCCGCCTTCTATCGGGGCCCAGACCTTCTCTGTCGCCCACATCGTCTTATTGGTCAGGGGACTGGCAGAGTCGTCGTCTGTTGGGTAGGCCACGATCATGACCGTGAAGTCGCTAACAGGCAGAGCGTCCAGGTCAGTGCCAAAATACTGAAGCTGCTGACCGAAGATGCCCGGGAAGTTCAGGCTGAACTGGCCGTTGAAGTCAGGGTCTCGATCGTAGACAATCGGCACGTTCTGAGGAGCCCACCAGTAGCTCGTGGCAAGACTGTTCTCTCGGGTGTCTCTCCATGTAAGAAGGCGCTTTTGGCTGCCGATGTTTACGGTCTCAACCCCATGGCCGGAGCGTAGCCAGATGAACTTCTCAGGGTTTACCGGGGTGTCCGTATACGTCAGCAGGTCGATCGTCGCGTAAGGGCCAAGCGGCACAACGCTGAAACTGATCGGGAATGCGCCTAATGAAGATATAGGAACTTCGCAGACCAGGGGGAAGCCTGGATGGACAACGAAGCTCATGGGCACGCCCGAGGCGTACGGGAAGCTTACGGTGACTGGCTGGTCTCTGCTGGACAGAGAGAACATGACCGGACCGGTGAGACTCAGCGGATGGGTGATAGTTTGGTTGGTACGCCCGGCAAAACGATACTCCTGCGCGCCAGCCCGGTTCTCGGTCAGCGTGAAGCTTGCTGGATGTTGGCGACTCTCATCAAAAACCTGAACTCTGGAAGTCGTCATCAGTAAACCACCAATCGGACTTCGGCGTCCTGCGTGCCAGTGTTATTTAAGGTAACCAGGTCAATAGTAGTCGGTAGCGGCAAAGCGGCCCCCAGCTGAGGCCGAACATGAACCGAGTGCACCCCTAGGAGAACTATCACCGTAGCGTTGGCCGGCGCTGCTGCGAGGTTCCGGATAACTAGCGAACGAACGATGCCAGGCGTCAGAGGAACGGACTCCGATTGGCCGGCAAGGACCAGAATGATGCGATCCAGCTGCACTTTGCGTGCGCCAGAGTCTATCTTGGCCTTTTTGAAGTTGTCCCCTTCGTTGGTTACTACTGCTCTCATGTCGTCCAGTCTCAGGTAGTGATCGAGTAGCGCTGCGCAAAGCCGGCGCGGAGGTAGGCCAGATCACCGGCGGACAGCAGGCCGTCGACGGCGAACATCGCTGCTATCTGATACCCCGTGGGCAGCCCTGCGCTTGTTGCGTGTACACCGAAACCCAACGACGTCAACGCTGTAGCGGCGGGGTCCCCGGGGTTCGCTGTGCCGCTCACTGTCGGCAAGCTCTGCTGCCGAAGTTCGCCGAGTGAGTTCACGCCGTTCCAGCTCGCGGAAAACTGAAACGCCTTGTTAGCGCTTAGTGTTGCCGCCGGGGATATGTTGCTCAGCACCGTCGACACGAGGCCCGCGAGACCTGCGGCGCTGATACGCGTGTCGCGCATGTTGCTCCCGCCGCCGGATAGGATCACGCTCGCAATTGATCCAGGACTCACGCCCACCAAAATGATCGTCATGGGCCCCGACACCGCGCGCGAGTTCGTGAGCACGCTCCTCACGAAGTATCGCGACGCAGCAATCGTCAAGGCCGCGCGCCCGCCGAGCACGTTGGCCGCGATGAGCGGGCCCGTCGCGGCAATCGCGCTCATGTGATTTGCCTGCGCTGTCATGTCGGCCAGCGTCTGCGGATTCGCGTCGTACGTGTTGTTTACGTTGTAGGTGCCGACCGGGAAATTCAGGGTGAACGGCCCGACGTTAACAGTCGCGAGCGTCGCCGCTGGCGCGGACCAAGTTGTGCCGTCGTAACTCGTTTCGTAAGTCGCCGTGCCGCGTGCGCCGCCTACGGGGATGCGCACCTTGAGCGTCGGCGTCGCGATTGCGTTGACCCCCGTAATCGTCACGACTGGCGGCGCGGTGCCGGCAGCGATCGCGACGCCCGAGAACGTCGTGCCCATGTCCGTTTCGCACCACAGGAACGGCGTGGCGCTCGTGATCAGGAGCGGGTTGAAGGCCGGCGTACGGATGAGTGAGTCAAGAGCCAGACAAATTCCGGGGCCCCTCATGACGGGCTCCCAGTCGTCTTGCGGGCGGAAGGTGCTGCCGTCATGGCCCCTCAGTAGATAACGACGATGTCGGCAGCCGTGCCGCCCAAGATTGACTTGAATTGGATGTTCCACTGCCACGGGCTGACCATGTCCGGAAGGGTGTTGGTCACCCCGTCCAGAGTCACAACCTGGAGAGTCCCGGACTTTACGACAACTCCACGAGGAATCAGGCGTCCTTGTCCAAACAGCGCCCCCTGGGGATTCCCGGCGCCCATTGCCGTAACGGCAGCAGCATTGCTGGTGAAAACACGGACGAACTTCCCGGAGGCTAGATCGTAACTACCTACTGCTGGCTGGGGCATGATTACTGTCCTGGGTTAGCGGCAGACTGGCTGACCGTCTTGTACTGCTGCGACATGGTTGGGCTGCCAGCTGGACGTCCAGGAGGAGCTGCGGACGACGACTGCTCAGTGGCCATCTGCGATTGCGCATACATCATAATACGACCTTGCATCTCAGGGCTAGCCTCGGGCGCCTGAAGGCCGAACAAAGCGCCGAGTTGGAGGCGCTGCTGATAGGTGGGCTTCATCTCACCCAAAGTGACGGCCTCCCCAACCTGCTGCTTGATGTCCGCCACTACCTCAGGGTGGACCTGAACTGCCGTCATGAGAGTTTCGTCGTCCAGCTGCCAAGTGGCCAACTTGTCCAAGATGACACCCGGAAACATCGTGGCGTTCCAGACACGTTCATAGGTGGTGATTTCCCCGGGGCTCACCGGGACCTGGGTGTCCTGAGGCCGGAACGGGTCGCTAACCTGCTTGGTCCCAGCCTGAAACTTACTGAGCCATTCAGCCGCACGGAAGGCCGTGTTGACCACCTGCTGACTCGCCTCCGGGCTCACCGCGGCAACGGCTTCGGCCCCCTGCGATATCTTCATGGTCAGAGCGGCCGGGTCTGCCAACAGCTGCGCTGCCTCCTGCTGGCGATTGCGGAAGGCCTGCTCGCGAGTCTCCCCGGGGTAAATAAACTGCCCCTGAGGGTAACTCTCATAGTCCCCCACTCCGCTGACTGGCTGCCAGCTGCCAGGCAACTTCCCCGATGCCTTGAGCACCACGTCGGCCAGTATCTCGCGCTGGTCCTCCTGGGCCTCCGATAGGTCCTGCCAAGGCGAATGCGCCCCAGTCTCTGAATAGGCGGCCATGAGGGCTGCGGGACGAAAGGCCGATCGAGCGTAGCGCTCTGCTCCGCGTCCAGCGCCCATGATGACGTTACGAGTGAACCCAGAGCGCCATTCGCTGTCCCTGGCTGCCCCAGCCTCCCCCATGCGCCTTTCACTGAACTCAGCGAGCTGTCCGGCATGCTCGGCCGACATGACCTCTCGGTCCATCACGGCGTCTCTCAGGGCCTTCTGGCGGTCCTGAAGGGCAGCGTCTGCTGTCCTTGCTGAACGGTTGGCCTCGGTCGCCCTGGCCTGGATTTCGCGCCTAGAGACGTCAGAGCTTTCGCGCGTGACTCTCTGCTCACGTTCGAAGCTCGCCTTGCGATTGGCGACATCGCTGGACTGGGCCTTGTTGGCCTTGGAGAGCTTGCGCTGGGATTCCTCCACGGACTCTTGCGCAGCTCGCATGGACGTGCGGTGAGCGCGTTCCTTGAGGGCTAACCTCTCCTGGGTGCCGACTAGCTCGACCTCCTTGGCCCGAACGTCTGCGCGTGCAGAAGCAAGCTTTTGGTTGGCTGCGCGAATCTCCGGGGAGTCCGGGGCAGCTCGGCCGCGACGAACGCCGCCTTCCACTTTTGAAACCTTGCTAGCCTTCGCTGCGGCTGACAGGTCCTCCGACAGTAGGCGCTCGTAAGACTTGGCCTTCTCAACCGCTGCCTCTGCTCTGGTGATTGCGGGAGCGGCGTCGATGGCCGTTCGCTCCATGGCCACGCGCTGCTTCTCAAGGACAGAGGACGCTTTCTTGAATTCAGAGGCGGCGACCCTGGCCTCGCGCTCAGCGCCACGCTGAATGGAAGAAACATCGGCGTCTAGTTTTGCTGTAGCTCTCTCAATCTTTGAGCCGATTTTTGCCTCGTAACGGGCGAGGTCATCTGCTGCACGGAATTCAAGCTTCTGGGCGGCGGACAGCTCTGAAGCGAATGCCTTGCTCTCCTTGCTGAGACTCCCGACAGCGTCATCAATGGGGCGGAACTGTGCCCGCTGAGCAGACACAAGATCGCCAATCTCGCCCTTGGCCGTGCGCTCAAACGAAGAACCGTCAATGTTCTTGGTGGCGAATTCCAAGGCCCCCGCTGCCGTGCGCAGCATCCCCCCTCTGCCGCCTCCCGTGATGCCTGGGACACGGGGGACCATGTTTGAAACGTCGGCAGCTGAACGAAGGACACCGACTGTATTTTTGAGGAAGTCCCTCGCTCCCGGGCCCGTGGCCGCATCGGTGGCAACGCGGACGCCCTTGCCTGCGAACTCACCAGCTACGCCTAGACCGCCACCAAGGATGGCTCCAATGCCCATGCTCTTTACGAGGGCGCCTGAGTCGACAGTGGTGTTGTTCCTCCACGCGTCCTCCGACGCCATCGCGCCGCTGGCGACTGCCCCGAGAGCACCATCGCGAGCCACGATGGAAGCTGCCTTCTTGGCCAGGCCAGTTCCGGCTGCGCGAGCCAGTGGAGCACCACCGCCCGTGACGACCATGCCGAAGATATCGGGGGCAACTCCGCCAAACGTACTAAGCACCTCCTGCACCTCTGTGCGCGAGCGTTGCTTTTCAGGGTCTGAGCCAAGGAGGCTAGAGACGACGTCCCCGCCCTCTGGAATCTTTGACTGGTCTCCTCCGACGGCAGCCGTAGCCAAGCGTGCTGGCAGTGTGGCGGTGTCGACCAGGGAGCGGGCCCCGGCCTCAGCAAAGGCTCGCACTCCCGCGCCGGCGGTGTTCTGCTCTTCCGCAATCTTCAGCTCACGGTCGCGCTTGCGGACTTCTTCGTGCCCGACGGCGACAAACCGCCCTGACGCCATGGACTTTTCGATCTCCGCCTGGGGGACCGTGTTCTGGCGTCCTGTTTTTGTGTCTAGGAGGTAAGCTTCGCCGTTGCGGACGTAGACCTTCCCATGGCGCCCGTTTAGGTAACCTTCCTGCGGAGCTTTTGGGTCTGCCATTAGCGAACCTGTTTCTTGGAGCCCGATGGATCGTAATCAGGGCTAGACGCAACGAGTTCGGCGTTTTTCCTCAGCCAAGCGACCCTCTCGGGACCCATGATGGTTTCGGCGGACCTCAGGGCGAGCTGAGTGGCCTCTTCCAGAGCCTCCATGCCTGCGATGTGGTCAGCTTCAAACCGAGAATCGATCATGCTCCTGATGTTGTTGAATTCGGCGTCGCTCGATTGCTGGCCTGACATCGTGTTTTGATATGACTTGATCGCGAACTTGACAAGACGGTCGTACTTCTTGCCGGCCTCATCATGCGCGCCCGGGATATTGACCTTGAGGCTATCGAACCAACCGCGCCCGGGGTTGTCTCTTCCTGCCTTCTCTCGCAGCTCACGAAGATTCCCGGTAGCACGAAGGGCTAGGTCGGCAGTGGCCCACCTAGTCTGCGGCTTCTCGAAACCTGTCCACTTCGGCTCGTTTAGCTCTCCTTCCTTGTCAGCGAGCATTTTCTGCGCGTCGAGTGACAAGCGAGCGCGAGCAACGTCGCGGTCTGCGTCGCCCGAGTTGACCTTGATCTGATTGTCGATGGCCTTGTCGATGAAACCGACCGTCGTCATCTGCTTCTCGTGCTCCAGCTGCAACCTAGTGCGCTGTGCTTTCTCCATGGCATCCACGGTGCCGATGCGTTTAGCGAGCGCGTCTGCTTGCACTTGAGCAAAGTCAAGAAGAGAGATGCGATAGGCGGCCTCGCCTTGCTCTTGGTTTCCGAAGGCCCTTGTGAAGGCGGCCAGGGAGTTCTCGACTTCGTTCTGAGCTTGACCGAGCGCGCTCTTTTGAGCGTCGATGTCCCGGTCGATGATCTTCTGGAGAACGACCATTGGATCGCCAGCTCCGCCATTCCCCCAGAGGGCCGAGGCCATGCCGGCAATGCCAGCCTGAACGCGGCTCACTGCCCCGGACGAGAACAGCCGCCCTGGGTCGATTCCCTGAGCCACCGCTTGCCGCAGGCGGTCCTGGGACTGCACGAGCTTTTGACGCTGGTCTGCAACGAACGCCGCCTCGTTGGGGATGCGCTCCGCGGTTCGTCGAACAGTTGCACCAAGGGCAGGGACTATCTGTCCGGCGGACTCTGCTTGAGCCTCAAGCAATGGCGCACGCTGCTCCTGTAGCTGCGCGACAACCTCGCCTTCGTCGTCATAGGTAGCGTTCGCTGCTAGCTGCTCAGGACGGAGAGGCTGGGCCCCGTAGCTCGTGTCTCTAATGTCTGGGATGGTCGGGCCGGTTCTCCTGGCCAGTTCAGGCGCCGGCGAAACAAGGTCACCATAAGAGCCGATATCCCCGGGCGCGCTGGCGTCCGGCGGGGGAGCGGCTTCTTCTCGCTGGATGGCGCCCGCAGCAGAGGACAGGCCGTTAATCACGGCTCCACCGATGCCTGGCATGGCGCCAAGGGCGGCCCTGGCCATGTCTACGCTGCTGGGCCCCGATGATGGCTCTTGCATCGGAGGAGGCTCCGCGCCGGGTTCTTGGTCAGAAGGCGCGTAGCCAGAGGTTCCCCCTTGGCTTGGTGCGCTCATGCCTGAATCATCAGTCAGGTGAACTTCCTCACCCGTCTGGTCGTTCACGTACTTGAAAATCCGCCCATCCCGCGCGGTCACGGGGATGAACATCTCAGCGGCCACGGCCGCCTTCCAGTTTGCGCAGGCGAGCCTCTAGGTCATGCATGGCTCCGACAGAAGACATGGCGATGCGGGCAGGGTCAACCTGCTTCATCCCGTCTGGGCCAGTGCTCACTGCCTGTTTGCCCAGCCTGGACTTCTCCAGGTCTTGAGCCATCGGGCCGTACTGAGGGCCTGGAGCCGTGCCAGGGCGACCCTGGAACTCGGGCTTGTACTCGTAGCTCTTGCCAGGGGCCTTGCGGATCATGTCGCGCCCCTCAAGCCTGGAATGCTGACCGGACGTCGCCTCAGATGCCCAGTCCATCACGTTCTGGGGCTCCTGAGAGGGTTGGGGGCCACCGCGCTTGCGAGCAATGGCATCAGCCTTGTCCTGGAAGTGCTGGTCAATCATCCCTTGAGTTTCGTACTCGCCATCTCCCATCCGGGACTCTCGCCAAGCGTGGCCAGTTCCGGGGACTAGTTTCCCCTGGCCAGTCTTCCCGGCAGAGTCGTCGTCGCTGAAGGCCCCACCATAGTAGGTATTGAAGTCTGGCCCTGGCGGACGGTCAGGATTGACACGTTGATAAGCGCGCTGGTCGTCCTTGTTATTGAGTTCAGGCGTAGCATTTGGGTGCTCGCGGTAGTATCGCTCGGGGTCAATCCGTTTGGTCCGTGCGTCAGAAGTGACGATGCCGCCTCCACCGCGCTTGCGGGCGATAGCATCGGCTTTGTCTTGGAAATGCTGATCGATCATCGACTGAGTCTCGTACTCAACGTCCCCCATCTTGGACTCGCGCCAACCGTGACCAACCCCATCAATTAGGTCCCTCTGACCGGCCTTTCCCGCAGAATCGTCGTTGCTGAAGGCCCCACCATAGTAGGTATTAAAGTCTACTCCGGGCTGCCGGTCAGGGCCCTGCCGGGTGCCCCGCGTCTCAGCGCTATATTCAGCCTGAATCTGACGCTGCTCAGCTGCCAGTGCTGGATAACCGTCGAGGTCACCCTCTTGCCTGCCGCCTCGGGCGAACTCAGCCTCGATCGCTGCAGCATTGGGGTGCTCACGGTAGTATCGCTCGGGGTCGAGTCGCTTGGTGCGTGCGTCAGAGGTGACGATGCCGTTGCCCATGGTCCTGACCAGGTTCTGGTACCCGCCATCTTCACTGTCAAAGCCGCCAGAAGACCGAGCCGGGTTCTCGTCACGTTGAGGATTGGCGTAGTATTGCTTTTTCATTTGTACATCATATGGGGTTTGGGCCATGGCGGTTTCCCCGCGACGGGTCATCTCAGTGCCAGCTCGTGCTTGGGCCATCTGACGCTGGTCGCGTTGCTGTTCGAAAGTCCCAGCCGTCGGGGCTGCTTGCCCCATGGCCGTCCTGTAGTAATCCTCGTTGCTAGGATTCGTCGAAGGAGCGTTGGGATGCTCTCGGTAGTATCGCTCGGGGTCGATCTGCTTGGTGCGCTCATCAGAGGTGATGGCGCCGGCCCCGCCTCCTGCCCCCATGGCGCCAGTGCCGCCCATCATGCCGCCGCCCATGTAACCGCCAGCGGCGCTGCCTGCGGTGTCAAAGGCCCCCTTTGCATTGCCCCAGATTGCCACCTGGTCAGAGTTGTCCTCAGCGAGCTGAATGCCCTGATTCTGCATCACCTTCCCAGTGTACTGGTCAGCGATTCCATGGGCTTGCTGGTTAGCCATGCCCATCACACTGGGAGCCTGCATCTGCGCAGCCCGGGTCATCGAAGCGTTGTTGCCCATGGTCCCAGAGCCGGAATTGGCCATGGTGAACATGGAGTTCATGGCGTTGTCGCTCGTAGTCCGAGACGCCTTCTCGAACATAGGGTCATAGACTTCGTCTACCTCGCCCTTGGCCGTGGCGAATCGGCCCTTGCGCTTCTTGTCAGCGTCAGCGGCTGCGGCTGCCTGTGTCGCTACCGCCCCAGCGGCGGCAGCCATGGCAATCATTGCTGGGATAAAGAACATGTCTGGTCAGCCTTTCTGGAACGAAGCGAGGCGAGGGCCGTTCTCCGCTGGATCGAAGTATACAGTAATCCCATTGGCCGCAAACGTCCTAAGCGTCCCCGCTGCCATGATTGGGTCTGCCTGGGACTGGACCGGCGGGAACGTGTAGAGCCGAAAGTTGACCGAGTTGTAGTTGTACACCGGCAGGTCTAGCTCCAGCTGCACCGGGTCACCCGGGGCGTAATCCGTAGAGTCCAGAGTCCAGGTGTAGGTATCCAGGGGCAGATGAGGCTTGTCGTTGAAGTCGAATTCAAGGGTGACCCTGCATGGACCAAGGTACTCGCCCAGAATGTTCATGCGCTTCCCGTAGGCCCAGCCGTTGAGCCCGCCAACGCGAAGGCTCTGGGTGGCAATGAGCGACCCGGGATTCTCTGGGTCCTCCCCAACATTCAGCTCACGTCGAACACTCGTGAGCAGTGCTCCAGACAGCCGCATCTCTGGCCCTCCTGAGATGAAGTCCGCAGTGGCCGCGTACTGGTAGACCATCCACGCCCCTATCCGCAGGTCATAAACTATGACGACCGAGCTGTGATCATTAGAGAACAACCACCTGATGGTGTTGTCGTCCTGCGATGACATGACGCCTCGGCAGTTGGGATACTGCTGAATCGTGCCCATGACCGGCTGGCCAATCCACTCGGGGGAGCCCGCTCCTCGTCCAATAGACTCGATACCTTTCTGCGACTGAAAGAAGATGCCTCCAGCGTAAACGATCACACTCTTCTGGCTCACGCAGCCAACATTTGTCGGGATACTCTGAGGCTCCGCGAAGCCGCCAATGCCCTGAGGGTTGGGCCCATCGCCCCCAATCACAAAAATCCCAGTTTCCGTGAAGGCGACAACAGAGTCGTCCATGGCAGCGAGAGCTGTCACCTCTCCAGGAAGGTTGATGAAGAAATTGTCCGCGTTGCTCCAGGCTGGGCCTAGCGTGTCCACCAGCGTCTGGCTGGCTTGCACAGAAGAAGGACGGTTAGGAAGCCCGGCCACCCAGAGGCGGCTTCGGGTACGCACCAGCATGGAGCAGTCTGGAGCCGGGTCGTTCGGCAACAGGTTGCCACTCGTGTATGGCAACGGGTCAAAGTCGGTGGGGTCGCTTTTGAAGGTAAACAGGGCGTTCGCCACGATAGGGAAGCCGCCCGGATAGCCCGCCTTCGTGCCAGCGGCCAAGGTCGCTTCGATGACCTTTCGAACCACGGTGCCGTTTGGTTTGCTTAGGTAGCCGAGGATACGGGCCCCGTTTTGGGGGACGGTGAACCCAAGCATAACCTCAACAGAGAAGACCCTATTGTCCGGCGCGGTGATGAGCCGCTTTCGCGGGACCGTGGGAGCCGAGCGCCAGATGCGCCCGTTCGCGTCTCTCCATTCAGCGATGAATTGGTAGTAGTACGTGGCCCCCTCAGTCAGGGTAGACCCGCCAGGCGTGTTTACCGTTAGGGCGTCGCTCACGACGATGGGCCCAACGTCAAAACCAGCGGCCACCACATTGTGACCGTCGAACACCGTGAGCGGGATACCTGGGATAAAGACCTCGCCGTCCCTGGTCTTGACCCCGTGCACAGTGTCTTCCTCTACAGAGAAAGCGGCTACACGGTTCGCTCCGGACCCCTTGAACCCGTCGTTGTAGTCGTACGCCCACAAGACTCGGCCTCCACGGCGGGCAGGCAATGGCAGTAGTGCCGTCCGTCGCTGGGCCCCCAAGGGGATAGGAATGCCACCATGGGAGCCGCTGGGGCTAATGAGGTGAAGCAACCCGCTTAGTTCGAACTCACGCCCACTGTCCGTTTCAAACTGGTTCCACGGGATGGTTGGGTACACAGACTGCGTGCCTGTCGCGAGTGGGTGGCCGGTAACCTGTTCCGCCGCAACAACCTCGTAACTAAGTTGAGTCTCTAGGTCGTTCACCTCAATTGGCTTGAGTTTCCCAGAGAGGTACCCAAAAAACACCGTCTCCCTGTTCTCCAGGGTGATTCCGAGGTGCAGAGCCGTCCCGAGAGGGGTTTTGTCGGCAGCTACGCCTGGAGTGGTCCATGACCTGGCCGCTATGTTGAAAAGGCCATTGAACTGCGGGGCGATGTCATCCCATCCAAAGAGCGGGAGTGGGACTTGCGCCGTTCCTTGGCGCCTAAGGATGCGCAAAGGCGCTAAGCCCATCGCTACGGGCGCCCTCCCAATCATGTAGTAATCCCCCACAACACCGGTGCACGTTATTTGGTCGGAAATGTCTGCGCCTTCGATGATGACGTCCTTGTTAAGGTCTGGGAGGCGCCAAAAAGGCACTCTTACCAGCGCCGGGAAGCGGTTGCTTGGATCGTTTGGATCAACGAAGTCCGCCGCCATGAGAAAGAAGAACTCACCTGGGACTGGGTAGATGTCCCACGAGGCCGGGGAGCCGCTCCATCCCTGGTTCTTGATCTTGTTAATCGTGTAAGGGGCCTTGGTTTCGATGAAGTAAAAGAAAGACCCCCCGGCGGTGCGGATGAGCAACAGAGCCACGTCCGCGACGGAGGAGTGGATCATTTTGTGGCTGATATAGGTGTCGCTGCTTGGTGATGCCAGCAGGTCGTCAGTGACGAGAGAGAAGAGAACGTTGGCGTTTTCGTCGCATACCTCAAAAGCCACTTGAGACACGGCAACCGACGATATGATCGGGTAACCGGTGACCTGTCCGCCGAGAACGAACGTCTGTGTCCCTATGACCTCGTACGAACGAACGATGCCGCCAAGGCTGTTGAGAGCGATGTGCCCACTTCTTTGACCAGCACCTCGATCGCGGTCAGGGTGAATCGTCTTGCCCTTGCTCCACATCGTTGCAGAGCCGGGCCTTCGCAGTAGATGGTTCCCAGTGCCGCCAGGAACAGGCGCCCAAGAGTACAGGGCCTTGGCGCCTGTCTCCGCCAAACCAATGGCAAGCGAGTCGCTGGTCGCCGCGAACGTGGTGTTCGGGTCCGCCAGGCCGACCGTGGCGATGTGCCCTATCTCGTTTTCGAAGGACTCTGTCTCACATGCGCGCCTGGGCACCAGCCTGCCATTGCGCTCAAAGAACATGTTCTTGATCGCTCGGACCGGCCCCATTGGCAGGAGCTTCTTGTCCCAGCTTTCATCCTGGCCTGCGATGAACGGAACGTGGACTGGAAAACTCACGGGGCCTCGCTGCTAACTGACGACTGAACCCAGTCATCGCCATTGGACGTAAGGACAACCGACATGAGGCGCCCTCTGTAGGTTTTCTCTGCCCCTGAGCCGGCCGCTTTGGTTCCGCCTGCTGGAACAATCGTGAACGTGGTCCCCGTGCCGGCGGCGGTGTCTTTGAAGGCAGCGATGTTGATCTGCATGCCTTGGTGCTCCGCTGGGTCAGGTAGGATGAATATCGCCCCTTTGCCGCTAGGCGAAGCCGCGTCCACTCGGTAAGCCGAACCCGGGGTCACCTGGATGCGGTCGCCAATCTCGACAACCCTGGACGTGGAAAGCCGGTAGCGGTTCGCTGCCTGCTCCGTCGCCCCTCGGGTGTCCTTTTCCAGCTGAACGGTCTGCCGGCCCTCAGAGCCAAAGTAGCCCTGCCTGCGGTACCCGGTCACGTTGTTCTCCCGTAGCCCCAGAAGGCCATCAGGCGCTTGCTGATGCGTCTGCCACGGGTATCCAGGCGGTACGTGGGGCCGACCCTCTGGCGCGACGAGGCGTGCTTCAGGACGCGCATCCAGGTGTCGTCACGGAGCATCTTGAAGGCAGCTACCCACTTGAGGTTGTTGTCGCGCGTGTGGAGCTTCACACAGGTGTCAAAGACAACCCATTCGTCAGCGCCGGGTATGCCCGGGTCGAACTCGTCGTCATCGGCCATCAGCTCAGGCAGAAGAGGGAGATACCAGAGGATGTACTCATACCCGAACTGGGGGGCCGGGACGATTGCCAGCGTGTTCTGGTCGTAGCTAAAGAACGACTGAGGAATCCCGTCAGCGATCGCCAGGTCCTGGTTGTAGTTCCGCTGGGCAAAGGAGATGTGGTCTAGCTCAACGTTGAACTGACCATTGAGAACGACGTCGAGCCCCATGATGCGCACAACGGCCGGCTCTACGGCTGAGATGTCGATGGTCCCCCATGGAACAAAGGTCCCATCCACGTTGGCCCGCCCAGGTGTCATCCTGCCGGCTTTGGAAGATAGAAAGTACGAGTCGCCGTTATCGCTGAAAACATCCCGGAAGGCCTGGATGCTTTGATTGATGGTGCGACGCACGTCCGCAGACGTGTTGCGCAGTTCCGCACGCTCGTTGTCCGATTGCCACCGGACCTTCTTCTCCATGTCTGCGATACTGATTAGTCGGGACACTCAGCCTCTTCCCCGGGCTGTTGTCCCGGTCAAACAGAGTTCATTGCGATACGAACTGCTTCGATGAACTCCTCGGTAGTTACGCCCATCTTAGTCGTAACCTCGCCGAGAATCACATCATCTCCGTCATCCTCTTCCATCACCGGGGAAGCCTTCTTGGGCTTGATGAATTCCTCCATCATTGCCGCAAACTCAGAAGCGACTGGCATTTTCTCGGGACGAGCGACCATTACGGGGTACCCGATGCGATGATGTAGCCAGTCAGAACAGTGGACGTGGCCGTGGCGACGAAGGACAAGCGACCCTGGCTGACAAGGTTGGTATCCAAAAGCGCGTAGCTTCTGGAGGTGGCGCTCTCCAGAGCAAAGCCCAGGGCAAACGTGCAGCGACCAATCTCCAGCGTGAACGTGGTCCCGCTTCGAATAATCCTCATGCCCCTAGGGATGAGAGTGTTTCCGTTGGTCGTGATGATATTCCCTGAACCGTCCAGCTCAATCTGCCATGGGATAACTACAGCGTGCTGTAGATTGGTGACCGCCGGGTAGTCGCGCTCGTTGGTGAAGCTCCTGGCGAGAGCCGTAGCGGCCCCAGACAAGTACTTACTTTGGTTCCGGCTGCCAATCTGGGACAACGGAGCGAACCAGAAGAGACCGATGGTCCCGCTAATCACATCCGCAGCGACACCAGCGGCGAAGGTGCTGATGGTGATGGTGTTCCTTGCAGCTGCCAGGACGGCTGTGGCCGAGCCCGTTGCCGCAGGTGAGACGGCAACCAGAACCGTGCCAGGGGTGAAGTTGTGCCTGAACTGGACCGAGTAGACGCCCACGCCTGTGCGCGTTGCAAACGAGGACAGGGTCCCTCGGTAGGTACCAGCGGGCGAAGGGGTGACGAGCCCATCGGCGCCGGTCACAACCTGGACGCCGCCAACGTTCAGGTTCTCCACGTTGGCGCATACCGGGGCAGTGACGACACGTTCCTGAAGTGATCGTGCCCGGGAGAAGCTGGTGACAGCGGGCAGGGTGCCGTTGAAAAAGTCAGGAGCAACGCCCAACCTGGAGTTTCCGCGCTGGGCGACAAACCCGGAGATGTTCCCGGCCGTAGCGGCTGGGACGGTTGCGGTCAGCTGGTTGAGCGTGCCAATGTTCGCGCGATTCGTAACCAGGGAACGGTTTTCCTGCCGGGCGAGTAGGAAGTACGTTCCCGCTACTTCGGCTTCCGGAACGTTCAAAAGAAGGGTCCCGGCTGCCTGACCAGTAACGCTGGCTACTCTCTGAGTGAGCCGACCAGAGGTGATGGCTCCAGCCGTCAGCTGTAGAGAAAGGGGCGTGATGACCAGACCCGCGTCAAACGACCGTAGGCCGAAGCTTTTGGCGTCAGCGAGACCGGACCCATTACGCGGGGCCGCCGTGAGAAATTGAGGCTTAACATCCATGGCTGAGTATCTCCTGGAAAAGAAGCGAGGCCAAGGGCATTGCCGGGAGACAACAACACCCCTGACCTCGAATCAGGTTTAGGCAGCGACAGAGACGCGACCAGAGTAACCGGGGGCGTTACAGCTGATGGCAGGGTACGAGACGAGGCGATACTCGTAATCATTCGTCGTTGCGCTGCGGAGCAGCGTGAGGTCATCACCGTTGACTGGATGAATCAGCTTGCCCATGGAGTGAAGCTTCCAGTTCTCCATGCGGAGCAGGAACGACAGACCCAGCGGGCAGAAGCGGTCAGCGTAAATCTTGACCGTACGACCACCAATGACGCCCGTGATGGCGGTGAAGCCAAAGCGAGTACTGTCATCGGTGAGAGTCCGCCAGCCTTGCGACTGGAGGCCAACCGAGAGGTTCTGCCAATCTTCCGGATGCATGAAGATAGCGTCAGCGCCCTTGCCCTTGTAGCGACCAGTCATCCAGGCGCCGATGAGCATTAGGCGCTCAGCGATACCCATGCCTGCCAGCTGGGCCGACGGAACGCGACAGCCTGCCAAACGAGTCGGGTCAGGGGTGCGCGTCATGCCGTACAGCACCGGAGGAGAATTGCTCACGAAGATGAAGTCCTGGAGACCAGCGAACACGAAAGTGCCGGTGTCCCCTCGAAAGTCGCCCTTGCGGAAGAGGAAGTTGGTGTCGGCGATGCCGGTAACGTTGTCGAAGGTAATCGTACCGCCCGAGCGGTCTACCGCAGTCACAACGTAAGTATTGGCGACGGGAGCCGTTGCGACGTTGGTACCGTCGTCGACGTTTCGTTCAACGCTCATGCCAACTTCAAAGTTCATCGCCTGGGACGAATCCGACAGCGTAACCACAAGGCCAGCGGGCGCGCCGGACACTACGCCAATCGAGTTGCCCGAGTTGCCATACATGTACGTGGCAATCACATCCGAGAACTGCTCATAAAGCCCGTCGATTTCCTGGGCCTTGTTTTGCAAGAAGGCTCCGGGGTTGCCGCGAGATTCCATGATGACCTTGTCACCGATGGAAACAGAGCCGTTGTAGTCACCTGGGGTGATGTTGAACTTGGCACCGACGATGTTGCTCTGGCTCGTTTGCGCGCGGGCAAGCGTAATGCCGGCAAGCCCCTGAGGGTTGCCGTAGATGAGCGGAACCGGGGTCTGGAGACCCATGAAGTCCTCGTCCTTGCTGATCATCGCCATGAGAGGACGGTCAGCAAGGGTCAGATTTTCAATCTTCCGGTCGGTGTAACGCTCCTTGAGAGCGAATGCGAATGTGGTTCGGTTTGATGCAGACATGCGAACTTCCCGCTAACCGCGCGGGCGTCACTTAGAAGCCGTTCTTTTCGAGAGCCTGGGCCCACTTAGCTTTCCAAAGCCTTTCGTGGTTGGGGTCATCCTCGTCCAGAACAACATCGCGGGACGCATCAGCGGTAGCTGATAGAGAAACAGTTTTTGATGGGCGCTTAACGCCCGGTTGGCTCGCCCGTGTCCCGGCGGCGGTGTGTCTCTCAGGCGTAGGTGCCTGGTCCCCAAAGAACTTGTTAAGAGTGTTCCACCACCCGCGGGTGTTGTCAATGACCTCTTCAGCTGCCTCTTGAGCCGATATCGTGGTGCGGGTTCTGCGGTCATAGTGCCGCTTTTGGACCTCAACCACATTGGCCACGAACGACTGGTCCATGAGGCCTCGCGTGATAAGCGGGTCCCCAATGGCGGACAGGTCTTCGGTCAGGGAGTTCCGGTAGGCCTGCTCTCGCTGAGAGATATGGCTCTGGTGCTGACGTGAGCGTTCTTGCTCTGCGCGCTGCTCTCTCTCCGCTTCGGCCTGCTGGAGCTTGCCCTCAATCTCCCGCATCTTCTTCCGGTCGGGGTTGTTGTGCTGGGCCACGTATTCCTGGGTCAGCTCCCCAAAGTTCTTGAACCCGTGAGCCTTGGCGTAAGCGTCATGGTCTCCTGAGTCCCAAGCCTCCTTCAACTCAGCTACGGAGCCATACTTGTGCTCCAGCGCCTCCACCGCCTGGCTGAATCGCGCTTTGAACGCCTCTTGCTCCTCCTGGAGCGCCCCACGCTTGCGCGCCTGCTCCTGGCGGAACTTGACCCTCTCAGAGACCGAGATAGCCCCATCGTCGATGGCCATGCCCAGCTCCTTGGCCAGCGAGCGAAGCTGCTCCATCTTGGCGCGGTCGACGGGCTCTCCTTGCTCCGCTCTCGTCTCTACGCCCCCGTCTTGGGGCCTGGGTGACTCCTGAGGGTCCCCGGCCTCCGCTGCCTCTGCGGCTGCCTCTGCTGACGCCCAGGCCTCGCTGAAGTTGACTGGAGCTTCGGTTTCTTCGCTTTGAGCTTCGATTGTCATGCTGGTTGGTCTCCCGGACTCGGCTGGGCGGGTTGTCCGCCGGGACCCCCAGCAGGAGCACCAGGAGCGGCGCCCATCTGCTGTTGGCCCATCATCGTGATGGCGATAATCTGGTCTAGCGCTGACATGTAGTCGCGCAAGAGCTGAAGGTTGTACTCGGGTGCGTCGTTATAGAGAGCATCGAAGTAGGCTTGGGCCGCTTGGACCATTGCCCCTAGTTTATCCGGCAGGAGCGGGTCCGGCATGACTTTCTCCGGTTGGTCCAGCTCCTGGGCGTCCAGCATCCCGTCGATGACCTTTTCCAGGTAACGACGCTGGCTCGTCTGGTAATCCATCTCCTTTTCGAGGTCCGGCCAGTTCAAAAGCTCCTTGTAGACCGGGGTAGTGATGATTCCGGCTCCAAATAGCTCCTGGGCGTGTTGCATGCGTCCAGCGGGGTCGTTCGGTAGCGAAGAAGCAGGCGAAACACTGATGTCCAGCATGTCCTCTGGCAAATCCACGTCCCCGAAGTCGATCGCATCGCGTTCCCGCACGATAACCTCCGCTCCACCCTCGTATGCGTCCTTAGCCGTGGCGATAATCTGGTAAGCCAGGTCCACGAAGCTGTTCTCGTACATCTTGGCCTTCACGCTGAAGCGTGAAGACGACATATCGTTCAAAGTACGGAGACCAATGGCAGAATCGATGCCCGGCTCCTTGCGCGAGGCCGCCTTGAGCTGACTAACGCCCTGAATCTCGTAATACTTCTCGAAATTCAACCCCATCCACTGAAGTTCGGACTCGTTGATGGGGTGAGGGATGCTTTCAGCCGGGAAAATCATCCCCGGTTGCACTGGGATGAACGTTTCTTGCTCGTTGGACTGGAGAAGCTCCTCATCCACGGAGCCTTGAACGTAAAAGGTGCGCTTGGCCCCGCAGATACGGAAGCGCTCCTGAAGCTTCATCGTGTTCTCGTTGATTTCGAGATGGATGGCCCTGCCGTTGGACGCGAGAGAGCGCCCTCCCCACCCAATCATGTCGCGGTCCCAGCGCATCCGGATGAACGGGAACGTGCTCCGCTCCCAAACCTCCTCGTGAAGGCAGCACTCGCCGATAGCGAAGCAGTGCTTGCCAGGCGTTTTGCCAATCTTGAGGCGCCATGCCTCCACAATGCGGATGCTCTTGGCCGAACGGTCTTGGCCGAACGAGCCCAAGCTCTCCTTGGCAACCTCGGGGGCCTGCATGAGAGCCAAGGCAATCTCGCTACGCCTTTCGTCCGTGAGGTCCAGCTCCGGGTCATAGGCGAAAGTCCAGATGGCTAGGTCACGCTCCATGGTGCGGACGTGGAACAGGCTCTTCGGTTGCCCGTACTTGGCGTCCACCGGGTCGACGTAGAACTCCCAGCAGTAGTGGCGCTCCAGGGCCACCTTCTCCCCATCCCAGAACACCTTGGCGATGCCGAACTCAACAACAGTCGAGTCACGGAAGGTCTCCTCCATCAGCTCCCAAGAGTTGAGGTACGGGCCTTGGCGCTGGTTCATCACGCCCAGGCAGAACTTCTCTAGCTTCTTGGCTTTTCGCTTGGTTTTCCACCCGGCGCCCTGGGTCTGGAACTTCGCCATTGGCTTTTGGCGACCTGAAATCTCAGCCACCACAGAATCGCATGCGCTCTTGGTGACGTTCCAAGAAAGCTCGCCATCCGTCCCATTCCCAAAGTCCTGAAGAGAGCAGGCCCCATAGTCCATCTGGCCCATGAGAAGACGCCCGTCGTAAAGCTCAATCATTTCCTTCGTGGCTAAGCCTCGCCACTTTTGGTTATCAACCAGGCTGTCCGCTATCAGCCAAACCTCGTTCGCCAACGCGGCCCCGGTCTTGGCATACCACCTGTCACGAAAGATCCGGGGAAGCTTGGGGGTCTCATCGTTCACCTCTGATAGTTTGTCGTCTTCCACGGGTTGCATATTGCCCAGTTCTCGGCAAGTATGCAACGCGCATGGGAGTCACGCACGTCAAGGGCACGTCTGTCGAGGAGGGCCCTGTCCTACAGGTCACTTGTTTCCTCTGCGGAACCAAGGAGGTAGCAGGGAACCTTCTCGTCTGTAAAGAGGGGTCGGCTTACGTCTGCTGCGAGTGCAGGGGCCAGAGCAGCATGTGGAGAGGTATGCTGTTCAAAGTGATGGGCCACCATCAGGCCTACATCTCAGGCAAGGCCGGGATGAATGCTGCCAGGGTCCAGTGGCGGGCCATCAGAAAGAACACGGGGCTCCATGGTGAGATGAAGCCCGCCGAGTTCGCCCAGGACCAGGTGGACGCCTTCGCGAAGTCAAAGACCTAGTCGATGAACTGGTGGCCCCTCGATCGCGGCTCATCCTTGAACCCAAGGTAAAGGCCAGTCGCTGCGCAGCTGAGAAGAAGCCAGCCAATGATCATGACTGACCATGCCAGAACCGATACCTCGCGCGTCAGCTGGCGAATCGCGTCCACCTGACGGTCGTTGCTTGATTCAAAGTCTCTCATAAACCCCTCGCTAGTTCCTGCGTGATAGTCGGCCATGGCTGACTGTTTACCCTGTCCCACTTGTCCATTCCGTTCGGTGCCTTGTAGCTCACCTGGTACCCCACCAGACGTAGGGTCCTGGCCGCCAGCGCCGACGACGACCAAAGCGAAGGCCCTTCTAACAGCTTGAGCACCATCCCCAAAGCCGTCAGGCGCTTGGCCTCGTACGACTCAAGGATGAACATGTCCCCCTCGACCTGAAGGAGATTGGCTATCCACTGGCCCCCGATGGTCGCACGGACGTACTCGCCTTCAAAGCTGACCTTGACCTCACGGATGGTCTTCCCGCCGTCCCCCCATGGCCCCTGAATGACCTGGCCCATCAGAGAACGACCTTCCCAGTTTTCATTGATTTTTCCATGCTATTCCGACACTCCTCATGTCTGAATGTTCTAACCCTATCAGGGTAGTTAGAGAGGCTTGGTGTTTCATGACCACGATGAGCTTTGCAGGCTCTCCCTGCACAACATGCCAAGCCTCAGTCGCGCGTCACGGATTCGAACCGCCATCTGGGGCTAGCCCCCGTTCTACCTTTGAACTACCGCGCGAAGTCCCCGTCTCTCCGAGGTGTCTCCTGTCTCAATTCCAGGTTGTCATCTGTGTTCTTCCACCATCACAGATGCTGGCAAGGAAGGCCGCCGGGTATGGAACTGGGGGCACCGGCTACCCTGGAATCTTTTGGCTCAGAACGGGATGTCGTCGTCGTCAGGTGAGTCGAAGTCCGAAGCCGGGCCATTGGCGCGGGCTGCCTCACGACCGGCCTCACGGTTACTGGAGTCCTTGTCGTTGCTGTACTGGATGGAGCGAGACGACTCGCAGCTGAGCCGGAACTTGGGAGCTTCCTTCCACATCTCGACGGTCATCTCCCCGTTCGCACAGACGATGGTGCCCTTCCGCATGTTTTCGAGGGACTTGGTCTGCCCGAAGGTGCTGACCTCCCACCAACGGGTAAAGGCCTCCTTCTTCTTTGAGTCCCAAAGCCGCTCACCAACGCTGAAACTGAAGATGGCCCATTCCTTGCCGTTCTTCACCCCAGTTCTTACCTCAGGGTCTTTCCCGAGTCTCCCGAATACCGTTACATTTGCCATGCTTGACATGGTAGTATGTTCTAACACTGATGGCAAAGAAAAAGCACACGACCAAAGACCCATGGACTCTCATCGATACCGACTTGGCCAAGGCAAGGGCAGGCGCTTGCTGGGAAGTAGGAGACCTAGAGAAAGGCAGGGTCCTAGTCTGGACGGACGGGAAGAGCATCAACATCCAAAGGTGGTTCTGGCAGACCATGTATGGCCCCATCCCCAAGAGCATCTGGCTCGTCAGGGACTGCAAGAGCCCCTTCTGCGTCAACCCGATCCACTTCAGCACAACGACCCAGGCAGCTGAGAACAGGATTAGGTTCACTGCCGCAGCCCTGAACCTAGACCCCGAGGACATAGAAAGAGCCAAGTCCCTCTACCGAAGGAAGCAAACACTGAAGGAAATAGCCCTAAGGATGGGATGGTCCTACCTACAAACCAGGGCAGCCATAGCCAGCTAGACAAAATCACGACTTGACTTGACCAGAAGCACTTTGGGCATGTAGTCTCGCGTGTATACCTCTCTGGACCTGAAACCTAAGGAACACGCCCCAAGCGTGAGACGGTCCAGAGCCCTAGCCCCAGACACTCCCTTGGGTCGGTCTTCCAAATGGCCATAGATGGTCTCGACCTCGCTGGATGAGTCGAGCTTCTAGAAGGCCAAATTTTTTTAAGGGCTTTCGGGAATCAAGGTCAGTTGCTCCGTGGGAGTGAAGGCACGGAAGGGGAGACACGAGGGCAAGGCTCCCTAACAGTCGCCTTGCAGCAAGACCTGTTCCACTTCAAGGGGTGGTTGATTAGTGGTTTTGCACTAATCTAGTGATTAGCCGAAGTCAATATGACATGGATGTCATAGGGGTATGACATTGATGTCATGGTTATCAGAGGGGTATGACATGGATGTCGTGGTTATCAGAAGTCAATATGACATGGATGTCATAGGGGTATGACATTGATGTCATAGGGTCACATAGGGTCATGGTCTTAGATGTTTCACGTGAAACACTCTTAGGTCCTGATTCTTGCTGGCAGTGTCGTGGACTCTCCGGGTGCCCCCCCCACTCGAGGGTAGACCCGCCAGGCGTGACCACTCGATTATAAGAGCAATGTTTCACGTGAAACACTCGAGTGGGTTGGTAGACTAATGAGGTTGGCATGAAAAACATTTGTTAGAAAAACAGGTACTAAGCTTGACCGTTACGTGCTAACCTAAGACATGACCAAAACAGCTCTCTCTCTCCTTGTTGCTATCTCATTTTCCTCTGTCGCTTGTGGCGTTTCGGCTCGAACAGCTCCTCCTCGTACTGCCATCCAGCTTGAAGAAGCGCGCGGCTGTGTGCAGGAGGGTGATCTGGACGAGTGCCCTGCGATGCTAGCTCGCCAGAAGGTGTACCAAGCTGACTACAACGCTGAGATCGCAGCTGAAGCAGCTCGTGGCTGCGACTTCGATGAGAAGCTCGTCGGCTGCCCTGGGATGGCTGAGGAGCGTCGCCAGTATGATGCTGAGATTGCGGCTGAAGAGGCTGAACACTATGCCCAGGAAGCTGCATTTGCTGCTGTCGACCCGCTCGTCGAAGCTGCTGACAAGGCTGCTTACGAGGCCCGTCAGAAGGCGTACCTGGCTGCCAAGACGGTTGGCTGCAAAGGGTTCGCGTGCCCTCGAGAGGATGGCAAGATGAGTGACTCTGAGTGGGAGGACCGTGAGGCTGCTAAGGCTGCAAAGGCTGAGAAGAAGGCCGCCAAGAAGGCAGCTGCTAAGGCTGCAAAGAAGGCTGCTTCTGACGCCAAGAAGGCTGCCAAGGCTGCCAAGAAACTGAAGTCCGCCTGAGCCATCCTCCCTCTGTCCGCCCCCACGCTTTCGAGCCCGGGGGCTTTTGGGGTGTGGGGCATGAGGATGCCCCCGGAAAAGGAACATCATGAAAAACGAAGTCACTAGCTATCTGATCAATTACAGCATGGGTCTAACTACCAAGCGCCTGAATCATCGCTCGGTGCGTGCTGCGAAGACGTCAGCCCGTGAGGGTGTGAGGGCAGCTGGCTACGGCTGGACTGCCGTCGTCGACACTGAGACGACCCGGTTCATCCGCGCGTTCGGCTCGGGCGCAGAGTGGTGTGAGGCATTCAACTACCCAGCCAACGAAGCTAGCGCGGTGGCGTCATGAGGACCGAAACATACGATGGCATGGCTTGTGACGACTGTGTGCAGATGTTGGCTAATGGGGACGTCAACCCTGAGGTCACGCCGGAGCAAGAGGCCGCAATCGCAGAGGGGACCGTCGGCTACGCTCTGAGCGCGCCCTCTGATTTCGAGCCCACCTTCTCCTGCCGCCCTTGTGCTTGCTGCAATTCGCGCCTTGCTGGGGACCGCACACCCGTAACCCGGTTCGCTAGCGCGGTGGCGTCATGAGGACCGAGACCGAGTACGAGACCCTACAGCGTGAGGCGATGTGGGCAGAAGCGGCCTACAGGCTCTGGGCTGCGCGAGGAGATGAGGGTGGCGACCCCTTCGGAGGGGCTGACCTGCTCTATCAGATGAGGGCGGCCCAGCGTGCCCTTGGCCGTTACGAGACCATGGGGCAGTTATGACACCGAGAGAGTGGTGGGCTGGGCACTTCGAAGCCGGCAGCTCCGACCCTACCTGAGACCCATCTGCCCTACCTGCCCCCACGCTTTCGAGCCCGGGGGCTTTTGGGGTGTGGGGCATGAGGATGCCCCCGGAAAAGGAACATCATGACCAACCCCACTGTCACACTCACTAGCTACAACCACGGCGACGATTGCACCGAGGACGACTTCGACGACTGGACCTATTTCGTCGATCGCCACATTGACGAACGCACAGGATTCGACGTCGCCGTCGATTCGGCACGTTTCGGCGAGCCCGGCGACGACGTCGTGAGCGGCGCCACCGACGAGCAGGAGGAGACGATTCACGCGGCGATCGCAGAGCTGTGGATCGACTGGTGTGCAGCGTCTTCTGATCTCGAGGCGGTGTCGTGATGCCCAAAACCAACGTCATCACCTATCAGTCGCCGAACGGCGTAATCATCGAGCTAACGCCGGACCAAATCAGAGAACTGGACAGTGCCGGGGTCTGGCCGCGCGACGATCAAGGGCAGGAATTCTGCTCGGTTTCGCACGGCCTACACGAGGGCGACCCAACGTATTCCGACGCAGAGCTGTCGCGAGAGTTCGGGGTGGTGTCGTGAGCCCCGCAGCGTCGGAGAGGCTCGCGTGGGAGGACGTGCGAGTAGCGAAGGAAAAGGCGGACGCACTGAGAGTGGCTGCGGCCCGCTCCTGGACCTCGAACGCGCTTGATGTGGCGGAGCTGGCCAGGGCCGAGGCTGCGGAAAGCGCTGCGTGGAAAACGTGGCTGGTCGCGAAGGCCGAGCTGAAGGCGGAGATTGCGTCGAAGGCGCGGGCAGCGCGTGCGGCGAAGGCGGCGAAGGCTTGGGCGGCAGGGGTGACGTCATGAGACCCCACTCCTCCGCACCCATCAATGTCCTACGCGCCGCGCTTGCTGGCCAGTTTCCCGCTCTCAGCGGCTCGGCCGAGCGGATAATAACGGAGACCATGCGCCTCCAGCCAACGCTCACTGCCGCTGCCGACGATCTCGGCATCAGCCTGGAGGCGCTCCGGCGACTGCGAGCCGACTTCCCTCGTCTAGACCGGCTGGCCGGCCGGTAAGGCATTCGCCGTGAACTTGACCATTGGCTCCCTATTCGCCGGCATCGGCGGACTCGAACTCGGGCTGGAGCGCTCAGGGCTGGGCCACACGGTCTGGCAGGTCGAGCAGAGCGCTTGGGCGCGGCGAGTGCTCGCGCGGCACTGGCCACACGCTGAAAGGTACGAAGATGTCAAAACAGTTGGTACTGGAATTCTCGACCCCGTCGACGTTATCTGCGGAGGTTTTCCATGCCAGGACGTGTCCAGCGCTGGCAAGGGCGCTGGCCTTGCTGGCAGCCGCTCGGGACTCTGGTATGAGTTTGCCCGCATCGTCGGCGAGCTCAAGCCCAAGTGGGTCGTCATCGAGAACGTCGCAAGCGGCGCCAGGAAGTGGG